CGTTCCTTACGACAGTATTACAGAGGACATGGCTTTAGGCTGGTGCTTCGCTAACGGTGTTGATAAGGACGCCATTGAAGCGTCACTGGCGGCTAACATTGAAGCGCAGAAGAACCCAACGCAAGCCTCAGGAGTACCGTGGTAATGCTACTACTAGACTACTTAAACGCCCTCACAGCCCTTGTAACGGCCTGTAGCGCCATTACGGCACTTACTCCTACTCCTAAAGACGACAAGCTCATAGGCAAGCTCTACAAGTTCTTAGAGATTGGCGCATTGGTTATCGGTAAGGCTAAACGATAAATGCAGGAAGAAGCAAAAGTCGCAGTGGACGCACTGGCGGTAACTACGACAGTGTCCACCCTAATGGGCTGGATACCTGCTGTGGCTGCTGCTTTGAGCATTATATGGACTGTCATTAGGATCTTTGAGACGGAGACAATACAAAACTTAATCCATAAAAATAAGGACTCTTAATGTGGAGTACATTGATCTTATTGGATCAATCTGGCCCATCTTTGTGGGCTTCATTGTGCTTGTCCTTACGTTGGGTAGGCTAATGTCTCGTATGGACGTAGTGGAAGAAAAGCTTAAAACTTTGTTTGACTTGTGGAACAAAAGGAATGATTGATAAGCTTATAGGGCCAGTCACAAGCTTGCTAGACAAGTTTATACCTGACGCTGACACTAAGGCCAAGTTGGCGCATGAAATTGCAACCATGTCGCAGAAATACGCGCAAGAAATTGCTAAGGCGCAGTTAGAGGTCAACAAAGTAGAAGCGGCTCACAAGTCACTTTTTGTTTCTGGATGGAGACCCGCAGTGGGTTGGGTGTGTGTCTTGGGTATGTTTGGTAACTTTATTACGATTCCTTTTTCTAACTTTGTACTTGCTCTGTTTGGGTTAGACATTATGATACCTCTAGTTCCTCTTGAAACCATGATGCCTGTGTTGATGGGCATGTTAGGGCTGGGCGCTATGCGAACGTACGAAAAGAAAGCAGGAGTGTCTAGGTAATGACTTTACATACTTCCTTCGCAGACACGCCCACAGAAGATACGCTAGATGAAAACGCCGTTTTTGATGGTTTTTGGCAACAAAAAGCTAACGAAACAACTGCTACTCTTCAACGATTAATTAACAACGACGCAGCTACTTTTTTAAACTTAGCTTTAAAGGAGATTGAAACTCAGCTACTAAACGGCGCTGAAGTTATAAACAATCCTCTTAAAGTAGGTATCTTAAGTCAATTAGGTTTTGACATTTCTTCAGGTAAAATACCAGCGTTTTTTAATAGTATTTTTGGTGACAACGACACACTTCCTGCTTTAGAAGTTGCTACTTTTTTTGGTTTAACTGAAGATCAGTTTAACTCAATACCTGCTCAAGCAGAAAGAATAGCAGAAGAAGAAGAAGAAGGCTCCCTAGAAGCAGACCCAGACTTAATGGGTACTGCAACCGTTGAAGAAACTATAGGTGACGAAGACTTTACTACTGCTCCCCTACCTACTCCAACCCCTACAGACGATAAAGTAGAAGTAGACGACATAGGCGGCACAGAATTAACTGAGGTAGACGCTACTGCGGAAAGTACATACACGCTTCCTGAGAATGAACCAGTAGACGTAACAAAATTACCTGCTGAAGATCAGATAGCTATTTGGCCTCAGATTAAAGAAGCTTTATCGAAAATTCCCAGCACTGTTGGCGAGATTCTTTTTGGTCCTGACGGGATGCCTACGTCAGTAGACGAATGGATAGAGTGGGTAGATGAAACACTACAGGCTCAAATGGGTCCTAGTAATCTTCCTTATCCTACGCTTCCTTTCCCTATAGTTATTACGTATGACTCAGATAAAGGAACATGGGTAGATCTTAAAATACCGGTTTCTTTTGATGCAAACGGTAATCCAATACGAATACCTTTGTTTGACGCAGACGGTAATTTTGTAGGCGGTGAAGCAATAGGAGAGTCCGTAAGAGGGCAAGTATTAGGACCTCTTGAGGGCGTTTTTATAGATGAACAGGGAAACCTTACTATCGATCTTCCGAAACTAGGCGAGCAAGTCCTTACAGATGTTCGTGTAACTTCAGACGGAAAACTTACAGGTACAGCGGCAACTTTAGGAAGAGTGTTTTTTAACACGGGAACAGGAGAGTGGGAAGAAGAAGATGAACCACCTCCAGAAACTTCAACAGAAGCAAAAGAAACGACTCCAGAAACTACAACAGACGTAGAAGAAGCTCCTCCTCCTAAAGACTTGCCTATAGTTGGTGAAGACGAAGAAGAAACTCCTCCTCCTACTAAGAAAGGCAGAGTTGAGGGTCGCGTAATTACCGATAAAGAAGGAAATGTTGTTGAAATAAACAGACCAGATGTTATTGTAGGCAACGGAGGTGTTTCAGTTCTTCCGGGTACAATTACAAAAAATGAACCTGTTGAAGACCCTATAAAAGAAGATGACATTTGGAATAGAGGAGGAGGCGTAGGAACAACATTAGAACCTGCTGAAGAAGGAGAAGAACTCTTTGAAGATCCTATAAAAGAAGATGACGTCTGGAACAGAGGAGGGGGCGTAGGAACAACATTAGACCCTGCTGAAGTAGGCGAAGAACTTTTTGAAGATCCCGTAGTAACTACTCAAGATCCCGCAGTAACTACTGAAGAACCTGTAGTAACTACTCAAGATCCCGCAGTAACTACTGAAGAACCTGTAGTTGGCGGCCCGGTGATAGTCGAAGGAAGTCCTGAAGATCCTTTAATTGGAACAGACGATCCTATCGTTGAAGACCCTCTTGTTGGAACCTCAAGCGACGTGGGTGGCGGCGGTGGCGGTGGTGGTCTAGGATCTGGAGGTTATATGGGAGGACTTAGTTATGGATTACCACCATTTGTAGAAGTTCAGTACCAGCCAAAAGACTACACTGCTCAACTTAATCGAATCATTAATGAAAGTTTGTTTAAAGGAATGATCTAATGACTTATTTAGATTTAGTTAATAACGTGCTTAGGAGGATACGTGAAACAGAAGTAAGCTCTGTCCAAACTAATTCCTACAGCAAACTAATAGGCGACATCGTTAATGACGCTAAGGACCTTGTAGAAACCTCGTGGGACTGGTCTGCACTTAGGACTACCCTTACAATTACTACTGTTGCTGATGTGTTTAACTACTCTTTAACTGGTAGCCAGAATAACATCAAAGAGCTAAACGTGTTGAATGACACGTCTAATACTACTATGCAGTACCAGACTAACAACTGGTTTGACTCACAGTTTCTTTTAGGCAACCCTGTCTCTGGTGCACCTTTGTACTACACGTACAACGGCGTTGATTCAGACGGAGACACGTTAATTGATGTTTACCCAAAGCCAGACGGAGTTTACTCCTTACGTTTTAACTGTGCTTTACGTAATCCTGACTTAAGTGCTGACACAGACACGCTAAAAATACCTGCGATGCCTGTAGTGCATCTTGCTGTGGCCTTTGCTACACGTGAGCGTGGAGAAACAGGTGGTACTTCGACTCAAGAGTACTTCTCAATGGCTAACAAGTACTTGTCCGATGCTATTGCTATGGACGCTGCTAGACATCCCGAAGAAACTATCTTCTACACGCCTTAAGGTACTTATATGGCACAAGAACTCAAAAGTATTAATCTTGTAGCACCTGCGTTCAAAGGCATTAACACTGAGGACGCACCCTTAGCTCAGGACCCTTCTTTTGCTGAAACAGCAGACAACGCTGTTATTGACAAAAGGGGGCGTATTGCTGCACGTAAGGGCCACTTGGTCATCACAACTGATAAGACGCAGTTAGGCAGTGACTTCTTAAGTTCTATCAAGGAGTTCAGGGACGACGCAGGCAACACCGAGATTTTCTCAGTAGGTAACAACAAGATTTTCAGTGGTACAACCACGTTAGTCGATGAGACTCCCGGTAGCTACACGATTACTGCTGATGACTGGAAGATGGTCAACTTTAACGACAGCATCTACTTTTTCCAGCGTGGTCATGAGCCTCTTATTTACAACAACATTGCTACTATTAATCCGGGAGGCACTAACGGAGACGTACTAAAACTAAGCACAGTCACAGGTGCAGCCGGTGTTACCTCTAGCATGTACGGGAATGAAGTCCTAGCAGCTTACGGTAGACTCTGGACTGCTGACTTTGCTACGGATAAATCAACTGTTTATTGGTCTGATCTTTTGATTGGCCATGACTGGCTAGGCGGGACCTCTGGTTCCATTAACTTGTCTAAAGTATGGCCTGACGGTCACGACGAAGTTGTAGCACTATCTGCCCATAATAATAAATTAATTATCTTTGGTCAGCGTAGTATCGTAGTTTACGAGGGTGCTGACTCTCCTGCTACTATGGCTTTGTCAGACACAGTAGTAGGTGTAGGCTGCGTAGGCAGAGACACTATACAACACACTGGTGTAGACGTGATATTCTTGTCCCACACAGGCCTAAAGAGCTTNGGGAGAACAATTCAAGAAAAGTCCATGCCACTAAGCAGTTTATCCGGTACAATTACTACGGACATTATTCAGGTACTCAGGGAAGCTAACGAAGTCTACAAGTCTGTGTATCATCCAGAGGAAAACTTCTACTTGCTTACTTTCGTAAACCAGAACATTACCTATTGTTTTGACGTAAGAGGGACACTAGAAAACGGGTCGTACAGAGTGACACGCTGGCCCGGAACTAGCTTTACGTGCTACGAACGAAAGAGTGAAGGGACTTTGCTCATTGGTAGTTCACTAGGTATAGGGCAGTACTCAGGTTTTCAGGACAACGGTGGCTCCTACGGCTTCAAGTACTTTAGCCCAGAGCTGTCTTTTGGAGACCCTTCTAAACTTAAGTTCCTTAAGAAGCTCAGACCGACGATAGTAGGAGGTAGTGGTTTAAACATTTTTCTGAAGTGGGACTACGACTTTGGCTCTTCTTACAACGTAGAGTTTCTTACTTTAAAAGACGAAGCAAAGGCTGAGTTTGGCATAGACGAATACACCGTGGGTCAGTTTTCAGACGGTGTTTTGACTTCCAAAGAAGCCATTAACACTAACGGAAGCGGCGGGACTTTGAGTATTGGTATGGAAGTCGACATTAACGGAGAAGAACTCTCTTTACAGGAAATAAACGTACTTGCACTGGTAGGTAAAACAATATGAGTAATTATACTAAACTGACTGACTTTGCCGCCAAA